GTGTTGGTTCCAAGTTCCCACGCGGCATCGGTACTGGACGTTTTAACCTCACCGGGTCCATGACTGTTTACTTCGAAAACGAAGAACTGTTCACTGACTTCATCGAGCACGAAACAATTTCTCTTGAATTCTCCATCACCGACTCCGAAGGTATGGCGTATTACTTCACCATCCCTGCGTTGAAGATTTCTCAAGACGAAATCGCTCCGGGCGGCATCGACCAAGACGTATTCGAGAACATCGAATTCACGGCTTTCCGCGATCCGACCACTGACACAATG